TTAAAAGTAGAACCTGCTAGAGGTAGATGAAATAACATCTGATCAAACTCTGGCTCGTATTCCTTCATTTGATCTAGAATTTGGTAATTCATAAAATCTTTTACTCTTTGTGCCTGCTGTTCTTTTTGAGGATTAGATACACCTAGCATTTGTGTTCTTACTGGTCCATCTGATGGTAATAATTCTTTGTAAGCTAACGCTTGAAATTGTGTTACCGCTTCTGCTAGCACTGGGTGAGTTGCACCACTTGCTCCTTGAAAAGGTTCATTACGATTATCGTATTTAAATCCTAAAAGATCTAAACCATTAATGTAAGATCGTTCCCAATCTTTTCTTGACGCTTTATAGTCTTGATAATCTGATCTTAGTTTTGATCCTATTGGATCTAAAGTTTCTTCTGGTAAAATATCTGCAAGGTTATCAAAATGTGATTCCGCGCCTGCTTGGTTCACGGCACTTGGATCAAAATCAATCGTTGCACCACCATCTTCATCTGGTGTTACTTCTACTGGTCCTTTTTGCTGTTCTTGCTCCGCAACATCGACCTCTTGTTCCTGCCCAGGAACTTCTAATTTGGTACGAGTATTCGGGAGAGCTTTATCTATATCTGCCATTTATTCTCCGTTATAGTTTATTACCATTTTTATATAATGAACGCAACCCCTGTGAATCAGGGTTCATTGACTTTGTCATTGCGCCTTCTGGATCACCACCAGATAATCCTGCTATACCACCGCCCATATAACCTTTTATATTTCTAATTTCTCTTTCTTGAAGAATACCGTCATATCCCCCAGCTTGTTCGATTCGTTCATCTTGTTTTTGTTTTTTAAATTTATCTATTTGAACTAATCCTGCAGTATAGGTATTAAGAGCTTGATCATATTTACCTTTATCAAATTGTCCTTGATCATCTACAAACATATTATAAGCTTTACTATATTTACCTTGAATATTGTTATACAAATTTTCTATTATTTTTCGTTGTTCTCCTCTTGGATCATTTTGATCATTTAAAGAGTGGTACTTAGTTTCAAGTGCCTGTAGTTGAGAACCATAATTATCTATCTGCTGAGTAGCGTAACCTCTTTCCCCAACCGCTTTTCTTAATTCTTCCTGTTCAGTTTCTCCAGCTAAACCAAATGTTGCCTCACCCAATATTCTTTCTGGAGATTCCCCCATTTTATACCCATATTCTGCAAATGGTGCAGCAAAAGCTGGTTCACCTGCTAAAGCCAATCCTGTAAATTTTCCAGCGCCTTTTGCTTTTTTTAAAGCGCTTAAAAGTTTAGGAGATTGTGCCGTAAATTTTTTAGTTACATCTGCAAAATGTCTCATATCCTCTGGAAGTTTTCTAAAATCAAACATGTCTGCATCTTTAGCATACCCGGGCCGTGATTCTACTTTTAAACCGTTAGAGTAATTGCTTCGTGGTCCAGGGACCTTGGAGCTTGGCTCTTTGTCCCCGTACATCACTTGCATTTTGTCTATGTAATTTAATATGTCCATTACTCGCCTAACATATTAGCAAGACCACCTGATGCATTTAATTTACGATCTTTTGATAAATCAAAAATAGGTCTAATATCTTTTTCAATGTCTACCTCTTTAAATTTAAAATCAGGATTTTTTCTAACTTTTTCTGCTGCTTCTTTTAACATTTTTAATTCTCTAGCTTTTTTATTTTTTTCAGTCTCACCAACCATGCTTTTTAAAAATTTTCTTTTAGATATAAAATCTTTAACTGTTTCTAATTTTTTAGGTTTACGTTTTAATAATTTAAATAATTTTAATAATCCACCACCTGAATAACCAATACGACCGCCGTCTGCATTATTTTTTCTTCTAGTTACTTTATCAAACGCTTTTTGAAATTCTAAAGTATCTCCTTTTGTCTCTAATAATTTGTCATATGCATCAGGATCTTTTCTTCTGTTTTTAAGCATTGTAAGCACGGTGCCTTGCATATCTTTATCTAGTTCCATTATTTGATCAATCATATCTTCATCTAACTCAGGGTAATTTTTTTTTAATTTTTCTCTACTAAGTTTAAAACCTGCTGGCATAGGAGGCACATCAATACCTGCTCTTTCACCTGAAGGAAGTTTGCCTTCTCTCTTTAAATTAATTTCTTTTGTTAATTTGTCTTCATCACTTACTATAAATTTTTTAGACTTAGGATACATTTTTTGTGTAGCTTCCCCGCCTAAAACTTTTCCATTTTTATCAATTATAGGAGTATTAAACGGATAAGATTTTTTTATGTTCCATGCTTGTCTTAAATTGTCTATTGGAACATTTATTCCTGTTTCTTTTACAAAGTCTGCATGAAACTCATCTAAAGAACCAACTTGCTCGCTGCTAATTTTTATTTCATCTTTGACAGTATATTTTTTATTGAAATCATCTAAAAGTGTTTTATGTTTCTCTCTGTTCTGAAAATCAGTAATTGCTCTTCTCAACTGTGTTTTTTCAACTATGGGTTTAGATGTCTGTCCAACCTTCATTGTACCTTTACCAAACTTTTTGTTAATTAAATTCATAAGACCAAAAACACGTTTACCAACATTATAACCAATACGACCGCCGTCTGCTTTACCAAACTCGGATATTGTATCTTCGAACACGGTTCCTTCTTTAATAACGTCATCAGAAATAGTAGCTGACTCATCAACAACTTCTCCTGCAAATTCTTTATCATTTCTTAATAAAGCTGTGCCTTGTTCATATTCATCTGGTGGAGTTTTACCTTTCATCGTTTCATCAGCCTGACCTTTTCCAGGTTTATAACTCATGTAAGTTTCTTCAGTTAAAGGTTTACCATAATAACTCTCTGAACCATCATCAAGCACTTTCATTCTTTGAATTGTTTGTTCACCAGTTGTAACATCTTCAGTTAATGTATAATCTTTATAGGTTGTAACTTTTTCTCTATCTTTTGTTGCAAGTCTTGGTGCCTCGTCACCTAGGTTTTTAATTTTAGAAACTAAGTTTAAAAAGTATGGAGGAGGGTATCCTGATCCTGCAGATTGTTTTACAGTTTCTGTTACAGCTTTTTTAACTGCACTTTTTTTACCAAAACCTAGTAATCCTGATTTAAGTCCCGCAATTCCTGCAAAGCCTGACCCTAGTAATTTTAAGAATGCACGTTTGCCCATGGAAAAGTTTTGTCTTGCTGGTCCGCCGTCTGCATAACCTTCTTCCATAGCTTTTCTAACAGCTTCACCAATATCATAACCATCATCCATTAATTCTCTAACTCTTTTACCTAACGCTGCTCTTTCTGCGTCTTCATCAGCAACACCGTTGCCATTTTGATACCCAGGTCTTTCACCCAGTAATCCTGCAACACCGCCGCCTGCCATGTCTTCAGGTTCTTTTTTATTTTTAAGTCTGTTAATTGAATCTTCGTTTTGTTTTTTTAATCTTTGTAAAATCTGTTCGTCTGTTTCTTGTGTGCCACCTAAAATTGGTTTTTCTAGATCTAATTTTCTATTTTTTAAATCAACTACCTCACCTCGTTTACCAAGTAATGTTTCCATAATACCTTTACCTTCGGGACTGTCTCCAGGTATAACTCTAGGTGATTTAGATTTATTCATCTCAAGCATATATTTTATTTCTTGCTCTGATAAATTATCTAGATCTACACCTTGTTTTTTTGCACTGTCCAAATATTTAGCATATTTGTTCATGGCAATCTTTCGAACGTCTGAACCAATAGACAAAATACCTGATGCTTGACCAGATCCTTTAGCTGCATCTTTTAATATTAAATTATATAAAAATTTTAACCCTGACATTAATAATAATTCCTTTTTCTAGGCACTGATTTTTCTTCTACATAATCTTCGGGGTGAGAGATGAATCCTCCCTGCCTGAATCGCATCACAGCCATAGTCATAGAATCGACTAAGTCGTCATGATCACCGTGCGGGAATGCTGCACATTCCTCAATAACCTCTTCTGCAAAGTTCTGTTCTGGCGCCCAGATCATACCAGACTCGAAAAGCGGTGCACACGTGTTAACTCTTACATGCTTATCATTTCCACGGCTTGGTGTAAAGGTAGAAACGGGTATATCCATTTGTCTAAGCTCATAGGTTAATGGTAGTCCAGAAGCTTTTGCTTCAATAATTACAGTCTCAGGACTCCAGTATTTATATTGCTCTAACGCCTTACGACGTAACTCTGGAAACTCAAATCGTTCTTTAACACAATCTAATAGTATTAAATTAGCAGGTGAGTCTTCGTTAGGATAGAATACTCCCCAAGTAGTTATAGCAGAATAGTCCGCTGTTTCTTTTTTCATAAACGCTGTATCATAAGATTGTATAACATGGTGTAAAGTAGGTATCCAATCATGTTTCCAAGGTCGCCACCACTCACGTTTTATAATTGCACCTTCTTCACTAGTTGGTTGTTGCATCCACTGTGCGTTCCATTTGCCAACCGGTAGTGTTGCTTTCACCTTCTCTAACTCATCTAAATTCCAATACTCAGGCCAAACAGGTTTAGCTTTGCTAGATCCATGGTCCATGATTGCTGGAAATTCGACCACGTGCCACTGATCTGCTTTAGGTTCTTTTTGTTTAGATACTAACATTCCTGTTAAATCTTTTGTAGACCACCTTGTCATTACACAAATAATTTTACCACCAGGTTGAAGTCTTTGACGTGGACCTGATGTGTACCATTCATAAGCATTCTCCATTGCGGTCGCTGATAAGGCATCTTGTTCCGAGTGTGGATCGTCAATAATTAATAAGTCCGCACCACGGCCTGTGATTGCTCCACCAACACCTGCTGCAAAATATTCACCACCTTGAGAAGTTTCCCATCTTCCTGCAGCTTTAGAATCTTCTTGTAATGTAGTACTAAAAATTTTTCTGTATTCTTCACTGTCAATTAAATGTTTAGCCTTACGACCAAAACGAATGGCTAATTCTCCTGTGTGCGTTGCTTGAATAATTTTTAATTTTGGATTACGGCCCACCATCCACGATGGCAAAAGATAAGACGCAAATTCTGATTTAGTATGCCTTGGAGGCATATTGACAATTAATCTATTTATTTTTCCAGTTGCAAGATCATTAAATTTTTTTGCAATATGTCTGTGATGGGACCCTTCAACAAATTCTGGCCACACACATTTTACAAAACTTAAAAAATCATCTTTAGCTTTATTTTGTATTTTTTTTTCAGCATACATGACTTGTAATTGTTTATATTGCTTTCGTATGTCTGCAGGTAGTTTACTTATATCTACGTTATTTAATTCCATAAAATTTTTTTAAAATTTTTTTTGCATCAATATAGATGTTCATAACGAATTTAACAGCATTAACTCTGTAAATCAAGCAATACAACCTGAAGTAGTGGGACCCCTTTTATATAAAAGGTATATAGGGTCTCTTGTTTCGTGCTGTGTGGTTATTGGGTCTGGTACCTCTATTGATGTGTGTGGGGGTGGGTGTGTGTGACCCTACAGGGTCACACATGTATGTAACTAGTCTAATAATGTCATGTAAGCTTTAGCATTCATTCTACTAAACTTAGATAGTTTCTTTTGCATCTCGTTATACTCTTCATCTCTCTCATGTTCCTTAATCTCAATGTATAACTTGTGTTCCTCTTGTGTTAACATCTCCGATTGACCTGAGTAAGGATTAGTTGCTTTGATTTGATTTGTCATTATGTTTCTCCTGTATTTGTTAATAGGATAATCCTACTCTAGTTCGGTCCTGTTGTCAACCCTTTCAATTTGATAATATCCACCCCAACTATTCTCACTCTTTACTTTCTCATATCCTTGGCTCTCTCGTCTGTGTCTGATAAACTCAATCGGTCGACCTTGTTCAATGTTAGTCATGTTAGTTGATAACCATTCCAACTTACATGATTGAGAACAAAAGAATTTATCTGAGTCTGAATACCAATTCTGTTGGTCCATGTCACAGTATGCATATCGTCCACGAATCACACCTCTAGATTTTAGAAACCTGTCCTGTGTAGTTTTAGTATGGCATGTTGGTCCTTGGCAAAAATGTTTGTTAGGCATTGTTATCCCCCTCGGTCATTTGAAATCTAGCTAATATCTTTGCATGACTTTCTAAAGTTTTCTCTAGTGTTGCAATTCTATCTTCTAGAAATTTAATCTTGTTACGTTGCAAATTAATATCTTTGTTTCTGTCTATTGTTTCAAAATGTAGTTCGTTCATTTCAGCCATTATCTATCCCCCACTAATCTTAATATGATTAATACTATTACTGTTGCTATAAAAAAATACTCCATATTATAACCTCACTTTCCAACTGCCTTTTGCAGTTCTATAATTATCTGCGTCCATGTCAAAGTATGTCATCAGCTTTGCACCTTGTTTGCTAGTCCAATATCTACACTTGTCCGTCCACTTGCCTTGTCTTGTTATGTGTTTTTTATCCTTATTAGAATAATAAGTGATTTTAAATTGTGTGTTGTTTTCCATGTTATTTCTCCTGTATGTTGTTAGGGGTATTCTATCCTATAGAATACCCCATGTCAAGTCTAGTTTAGACTTTCTTCGTATTGTTTTCTAGCCAATATCTTCGCCTCTCTTGATTGATTTTTATTCTTCATACCTTTAATCATACTAGCCAAATTGCTAGGATTATAGATAGTCAAACCTGTTGAGTTAGTTCTAATTAGTTCTGCCTCATCAACTTGTATTCCAAGTTCTGTTGCAAGTTCAATACCCTCACTCAAATACCTGTATGCTTTCAATCCAATTTTTAATTGGTCGCATTGTTTAGTAATTGTATCAATCCACTTTTGATGATTAACAACTAGATTACCTTTTGCAATTCTCCAAGTTTCAAATTGCTCATACTCATTTTTAAAACAAGCAATTGCTCTTGAACGACAGTAAGATGTTCCAATGACATCAAGATAGTATGGCGCATTAAAATCGTTAGTCATTCCAATGTCATTATCATTACCACTATAACTACTACCACTATGTCCGAGTGCTTTCATACACTCATCAACATGTTTTGTTTTATGTGGATTATCTTTGTTTTCATTTTGTTGTGCAAAGATATCTGGGTTGCAATCCATAGCTTTTAGTTCTTCTCGGTAATATGCAACTGCAAACTTTTTGCCGTCTTCACTACTATACTCACTACCATTTAGATTACCAAACAAACCAAAATCAAAATGTGATTTAGTTTCTGTCGGTTCGCCCTCATCATCAACACCCTCATTGTGTGCAAAGTAAAAGCATTTATCTTTTGCTACAACATCACAAGGTTCGCCATATTTCTTTTTAAAAGTTCTTAAAACAGAAACATCTTCTGGTGGATATGCTCTTTCAACTACATCTTTTGCAAAGTTATGTGCAATTTTATATTGCTTATTAACATCTTCTCTTGCTTGAAGAAATGCCTCACGTTCTTGCGTGTCCTCATTCTCAAAAGTGTGTTTGATTTTATTAAAGAGTTTATTTCGCAACTCGGTGTTCATTCTTATTTTTTGTGTCATGTTTTTTCCTGTATGTTGATTTATTTTTATTTGCATTGATTTGAAATTAGCACTTGACAATAGGATAGTCAAGCATTATATTTGATTAGTCGGAAAGGCTTAAAAAGCGTACGTGCCAATCTGGCAAGTAGGAATTTTTGGGAATGAGTTTAATCTCTTCTGTAAATAGGTACCTTGATGGTCATAATATTTATGGACTAACCGAATGAGTACTA